GGCCGCGCTATTATCACTTCGACTCCTAACTCAGACGAAGATCAGTTCGCTATGATTTGGACTGAGGCAAGTAAGAAATTTGACGAATACGGTAATGAACAAGAGATAGGAGTTAACGGTTTTTTCAGTTACTTTGCTCACTGGAACGAGCATCCTGACAGGGACGAAGAGTGGGCAAGAACTGAAAGAGCAAAAATAGGAGAAGAACGTTTCCGTAGAGAATTTGACTGTGAATTCTTGATCTTCGACGAAACACTAATTAATGCAGTTAAGTTAGCAGAGCTTCAAGGAAAAGAACCTTCAATGACCATGGGTCAGACTCGTTGGTATAAAGATATAGATCCAAGAGCTACTTACCTAGTAGCATTAGATCCCAGTTTAGGCACAGGAGGAGACTATGCTGCTATTCAGGTATTTGAAATGCCTAGCATGGAACAGGTAGCAGAGTGGCGACATAATCTAACACCTATACAAACCCAGATAAAACATCTAAGAGAAATTTGCAAGTACATAGAAACTAGATCTCAAGAAAAGGGCAGCGTAGCACAGATTTATTACAGCGTTGAAAATAATACGTTAGGTGAAGCTGCATTAATTGTTATTCGAGATATTGGCGAAGAAAACTTTCCGGGGTTATTCTTATCTGAACCCATAAGAAAAGGACACGTTCGTAAATTCCGTAAGGGATTTAATACAACACATAGAACTAAAATTTCTGCTTGCAGCCAATTAAAAAATCTTTTAGAAACCAGTAAAATGAGGATATATTCAAAACCTTTGATATCAGAACTAAAAACCTATGTAGCACACGGTATTGGTTTTGGAGCCAAAACCGGAGAACATGACGACTTGATTTCGGGCATTTTGTTAGTTATACGAATGGCTAATGTACTCAGTGATTGGGATCCTCATATCTACGAAAAAATGACGGAGAAAATCTCAGAAGAGCAGATGCCTATGCCTATATTTGTAAGCACTGGATTTTGATAAATACAACTATGAATGCAACAAATAATATAGCTACGGACTTATTCTTTAAAATTAGAAGCAGATTCCAGGGGTTGAAATTGGGCGATGAGATGGGCCAAATTACTATCAATCCCGAAGATGCAAGATTTTTTGACTTTGACTATATGGAAGGAGAACGCCCTATAGGACACGTCAGTGTAAGTCTAGCCGAACCTAATTCTATGAAAGTCTATTTCAGTTCTGGCATCACAGAATCGATGGACAGTACCCAAAAAACTAATTGGTACGGATTTCTAAAAGAATTGAGAAATTTTGCCAAAAGACGATTAATGGCGTTTGATACTAGAGATATCGCAAAAGACAATCTAGACAAAAGAGATTATGAATTTCTTTCTCAATATAACAAGCCTAAACCATCTGAACCAAATCAAGTAATACAACAACCAGTTGGAGAAAATATTATGACAAATGTTGTCAGCGAAAGCTCTTTGTACGGATCTAAAACTGTGAGCTACCAAAAATTAGAAGATACTCGACTAATAATTAAACACAATCAAGCAGTAATGGATGACACACAGCCGGGTGCAAGAACTAGAAATATTTCAGCACTGTTTGTAGAAAATCAAGATGGCGAAAGATTCAAATATCCGTTTGTTCATCTAGCAGGTGCTCGAGCTATGCAACGCCATGTGGCTAATGGCGGATTACCGTACGACGACATAGGTAAAAGTATTATTGGAATGAGTGAAGAAATCGCTCAATTAAAGAGCTTTGGCAATTATGTTGTTCGTAATGATCTAATGAATTCAATGAATAACAATATTGTTGAACGTAGTTCAGAATATCTAAACGGATTAAGAGAACAAATCAAGGCATTATCTAAACAGAGCCATTATGAAGCTTATAGAGAAAATTTTGAGGCACAAGAAAGATTAGATGTACCAGAAGAAGTTGTAGAACAATTTACCGATCAATTTACAGTTAGGAACTTCAAAGAAGATATTAAAAACGTATTTCCGGTATTATATAAATTAATGAAAGAAAACGAAATAGGCTATGACGACATAGTCGAAATGACAACACAAGCAGAAATAGACGAAGAGACTGCTGTGCATAATAACGACCCTTTTGAAAATTTTGAAAAGTGGGTGTACGCACTAGGCGAAGAATCGGCTATAGTGAGCCAAGATCAAGAAGAACAACAGGCAGCTATACAACAATTACAGGAACTAGTAGGCGAGCATTTTCCGGCTGGAGTAGACGGATCAAATGCTATAGAAAGTTTAAAAGGCATAATTGAGGATCCCGAATTATTCAAACAGATCAAAGATCAGGCTAAAGAAGATCCTGATAGCTGTGTTAGAGGGTTAGTTAAGGATTGGTTGGAATCTAATTCTCCGGAAGTGGTAGATCAATTAGATTTTGGAGATTTTGTTGAAGAGCCTGTAGCCGGCGAAGAGCCTGCAGCAGAGGTTCCAACAGAGGTTCCGGCAGAAGAACCTCAAATGGCAGACATGGATCAAGAGCAAGAACCGCAGAAACTTAGCGTTCAAGAACTTGCAGAATTTATAACATCATTCTATGATAAAGAGTCAGGCACATTCCCCAAAGGTCCAGAAGGCGTTTGCACTATGGTAGGTAAGAAATTTGGCGAACAGGCGGAAAATGTTGCTCGTAAATTTGTAGAGCGTATGGCTCCGCACCAGACCACTGAACAAAATCCAGAATTAGCAGAATTGGCAAGAGTTAGAGAACTAGCAGGCTTATAAGATTGTTCGTAGCAGTGAAATTGGGCACCTTGGTGCCCTTTTTCTTGACATTAATATCAACGTAAGTTTTTCTTTTGGTGAAATAATATTCACATTTGATAAGAAACTATTTGCATTTGCTAAATAAAAAGCGCATAATAGTTGTTATGCGAAAGGCATATAAAAAGTCATTTACATTAAGGCATAAGGAGGCTACAAAATGGCAACACTAGCAGAAATTCGTGCTAAACTTCAAGAAGCACAAAACAAAACTTCAGGAAACTCCACCGGCGGTGGCGACAACGCAATTTACCCACATTGGAATATGCAAGAAGGCAAAGAAGCCGTAGTACGTTTCTTACCTGATGGCAACGCCAACAATACATTCTTCTGGGTAGAACGTGCAATGATTAAATTGCCGTTTGCGGGTGTAAAAGGAGAAACTGATTCGCGTCAAGTACAAGTACAGGTCCCCTGTGTAGAAATGTACAACGATGGTACTGTTTGTCCAATCCTATCAGAAGTACGTGGTTGGTTTAAAGACAAATCACTAGAAGAAATGGGCCGTAAGTATTGGAAGAAACGTTCATACATCTTCCAAGGATATGTGGTTGAAGATCCACTCAAAGAAGATACTACACCAGATAACCCTATCCGTAGATTTATCATTGGTCCTCAAATCTATCAAATCATCCGTTCAGCACTAATGGATCCAGAGTTGGAAGAATTGCCAACTGACTTCCTGCGTGGTGTTGACTTCCGCATCGCTAAAACTAGCAAAGGCGGTTTTGCTGACTACAGTACTTCAAAATGGAGTCGTCGTGAGCGTTCATTAACTGACCAAGAGAAATCGGCGATCGAGTCGCACGGACTCTTTAATCTTTCAGACTTCTTGCCTAAAAAGCCCACAGACGTCGAACTAAAAGTAATGAAAGAAATGTTCGAAGCATCAGTTAACGGAGAAGCTTATGATATGGACCGTTGGGGCCAATATTTCAAGCCAGCCGGAATGAGTGCTGCCACAGGCGATCCGAATAAAGCTGTTGCTAGACCTCAAGTCGATGAAGATGCCGACGACGAGCCTGTGTCGACTGCAAAATCTGCACCTGCAACAGCAGCGCCAGCAGCATCAACAGCCAACGGCGATAATTCAAGTCGTGCGCAAGACATCCTTGCAATGATTCGCAATCGTAAACAGTAATAGTTAATACGGCCCGAACCTCTGAGACCTAGTCTTACCGTTCGGGTTTTTCATTCCAGGAGACTTAAATGACAAAATTATCTAAACTAACGAAAGTAAGTGAGTCGATCACGATTTACCGTTATGATAACGGGTGGATGGTAGAAGTAGGTGGTCGTAATAAAAAAGAGGACTGGGCAAACACAAAAACTCTTTGTAACACCGAAGAAGAATTGATTCAGCTAATTAAAGAATATAATAGTATGGAGTTAGATCAATAATGGCAAAAGCATTTGATATTTCTAAATTTAGAAAGTCAATTACAAAGTCTATCGAAGGCTTGTCAATTGGCTTCAATGATCCAACCGATTGGGTCAGCACAGGTAATTACGCACTGAATTATCTGATCAGCGGTGATTTCCACAAAGGTGTTCCGTTAGGTAAAGTGACTGTATTTGCAGGTGAGAGTGGCGCAGGAAAGTCATACATCTGTTCTGGTAATCTTATTAAGGCAGCACAGGCACAAGGCATTTATCCTATCTTAGTTGATACAGAAAATGCGCTTGACGAGGATTGGTTAAAAGCCTTAGGTGTTGATACCAGCGAAGATAAGCTATTAAAACTTAATATGGCAATGATTGATGATGTAGCAAAGACTATTACAGAATTTGTTGCAGAATATAAAGCAATGCCAGAAGAAACTCGTCCTAAAGTTTTGTTCGTGCTCGATTCGCTCGGTATGTTGCTCACCCCAACAGACGTTAATCAATTTGAAGCAGGTGATTTAAAAGGTGATATGGGTCGTAAGCCTAAGGCATTAACAGCACTTGTTCGTAACTGTGTGAATATGTTCGGTTCATTGAACATTGGTCTAGTAGCAACTAACCACACCTATGCAAGTCAAGATATGTTTGATCCTGATGATAAGATCTCCGGGGGTCAAGGCTTTATCTATGCTTCATCTATAGTTGTTGCAATGAAGAAACTTAAACTTAAAGAAGATGATGACGGTAATAAAATTACAGAAGTACGTGGTATTCGTGCAGCCTGTAAGATTATGAAAACACGTTATGCTAAACCTTTCGAATCAGTACAGGTTAAGATTCCCTACGAAACAGGGATGAATCCATATAGCGGTTTAGTAGATTTAGCCGAGGCTAAAGGCATTCTCAAGAAAGAAGGCAATAGTCTTGCATATACGACCAAAGATGGAGAAATCATCAAGCAGTTTCGTAAGGCGTGGGAAAGAAATGAGAATGGCGGATTAGATGCTATTATGTCAGACATTTCAAAACACGGTGAAAATTCCGTTTCCGAGATAACTAATAAAGTTGAACCCGAAACGGAGACAGTCTAAATGAAAGATGATTTAATTGCAGATATCTGGACCCTGGTAGTTGAACATATTCCTGAAAAACATAGAACTGACGTTGCTTTTGATTTCGTTAACACATTAGTCGATCACGGAATTAAAGATACAGTGTTAGAAAGTCTACAAGGAATTGATCCCTATCTTGACGGTGCTATTGAATACGCCATCGACGGTGAAGAAATCGAAGACGAAGAAGATTACTACGAAGATGAGGAATAAATGAATTGGTATGATCGAGTTTCGAAAGATATCTCACAAATACCAGATGCTGTGGCATACTATGAAGCTGAATTATTAGCAGCAAAAATAGATTCTCGAATAACGGGAAATCTTGAAAAAGCTGCTGCTAATATGCCCGGCATTGTAGAAAATCGATTTAACCAACTTCAAGAAATTGAAGCTATATTAGAATATCTTAATATTGAACTTCGACGACTTCGCAGCCAGCATTTTCGTAAATACCTTGAAAATTACCAGCGCAGTCTATCTTCTAGAGATTGTGAAAAATTTGTAGAAGGCGAAGCCGATGTCGTAGATTTTGAAAAAATCATTAACGACTTTGCCTTACTACGTAACAAGTGGCTAGGTATTATCAAGGCTCTTGACATTAAGCAATGGCAGATTTCTAATATTGTTAAACTTAGAACTGCTGGCCTCGAAGACGCCACTCTTTAAATCACTCCATAAAGTGCCCATATAAATAAGACTATGAAAATAGTCTTAGTTACAGGGGGCTTTGACCCTATACATTCCGGGCATATTGCCTACATCAAAGCAGCAAAAGAGCTAGGCGATAAATTAATAGTTGGAATTAATTCTGACGAATGGCTACGTAGAAAGAAAGGGCACGAGTTTATGCCCTGGGCAGAACGTGCAACCATAGTTGCCAATCTTTATGATGTCGATCGTGTTATAAACTTCGATGACGCAGATAACAGCGCCAAGGATGCTATTAGAAAAGTACGAGACATTCATCCCAATGCACATATTATTTTTGCCAACGGCGGAGATCGAACCAAAGAAAATATTCCAGAAATGGATTTACTTTCTGAAATGTTGCATCTTGAGTTTGTATTTGGTGTTGGCGGCGAAGATAAAAAAAATTCTAGCTCTTGGATTTTACAAGAATGGAAAGCACCTAAAACAGAACGTAGTTGGGGTTATTATAGAGTTCTTCATGAGCCCAATGATAGAGTTAAGCTCAAAGAACTAACTGTTGATCCTGGAAAATATCTAAGTATGCAACGCCATGCAGATCGATCAGAATTTTGGTTTGTATCAGAAGGCGAAGCAACACTTTATACAGTTAACAAATCAACCGATGCTGAATTGGTCGGAAAATTTGCCGAACATAACCATATGTGGATTCCTAAGACCGCCTGGCATCAGTTAGTCAATGAATCTGAGTCACCTCTGAAAGTCATCGAAATTCAATTCGGAGATAAGTGCATCGAAGAGGACATCGAAAGAAAATGATTCCAATTTTTATCGGATACGATCCTAGAGAAGCTATTGCCTATCACGTGTGTTCTAACAGTATTATAAGGCATAGTTCTCAGCCAGTAGCTATTAGTCCTTTGGCACTTAATATTTTAAAAGATTATGACGAGACTCACACCGACGGCAGCAATCATTTTATCTACAGTAGATTTCTTGTACCTCATTTAATGAATTATAAAGGATGGGCAATCTTTATGGACGGCGATATGCTGTTAAGAGATGATATTACAAAATTATGGGAACTAAGAGATGAATCAAAAGCAGTCCAGGTCGTCAAACACGAGTATAGAACCAGATTTACTGAAAAGTATCTTGGAGCGAAGAACGAGGATTATCCGCGTAAAAATTGGAGTTCTGTTATTCTTTGGAATTGCGGTCATCCTGGAAATGCTAAAGTAACACCCGAATTCATTCAATCGGCCACTGGAGCACAAGTACATAGATTTACTTGGTTAACAGACGATCTTGTCGGAGAATTGCCTAAGGAATGGAATTGGCTAGACATAGAATACGATCATACGCCAGACGCTAAATTAGTACATTATACGTTAGGAACTCCTTGCTTTCACGAATTCTCTAATCAAGGAAGTTTTTCAAACGAATGGCATAGGGAAAGAATTTATACAGAATTCTGTCAGCAACACGGATTATGAAAAACTGGATTTGCCTAAGTAAAGAAGGAGAAGACCCCTTCATTGAAAAATTCGCACAAGGCTGCGGAGTTAAGCCTACAGATTCTGATAAATTTGTCTATGAAGATTCAAGTGATCCTATAGTATTAAGGGGTATCCTGAAGAAAAAAATTATAAAAAGATGTTGGAAAGAAAATAGAACATTTTACTACATGGACACAGGATATTTTGGAAATGAAATCTCATCTAAAAATCCCCACGGATGGAAATACTGGCACAGAATAGTAAAAAATAATTTGCAACACAGAGAGATCGTTGAACGCCCTGGAGATCGATGGGAAAGTTTTAAAATTCCTATAAAGTCCTGGAAAAAAGATGGTCGAAAAATATTAATCGCCAAGCCCGATGAAAAACCTATGAAATTTTATGGGTTAGATGCTGATAGTTGGATCAATGAAGTTATAGAAACAATTAAACAAAATACTGATAGACCGATAGAAATTAGAGAACGTGCAAAAAATAGGATCGACAGAGTCGCACATAATACCTTAAAAGAAGCACTAGATGATGATGTATTTGCCCTAGTTACATTTAACAGTAATGCAGCTACGGAATCAATCTTGCACGGAATTCCTGTTTTTACTCTCGCCCCAGTCAATGCTGCAGAACCAGTAGCTTCTAAAGATCTTACTAAAATAGATACTCCTTATTATCCAGACAAAGATAAAATCTTTTCTTGGGCCAGTCATTTAGCTTATGGTCAATTTCATACTGGCGAATTTACTTCTGGGCAAGCACAACGTATGTTAACTGAATTATGGTAAAAGACGAAGATCAAAACATTTTAGAAAGTTTTTCAAGTAGTTCGCAAGGACAGCTGACAACTAATTTTGACGACAAATCAAAACCTTTTGTCGTTCGAGGCGTCGTAAAAAGAAAAGAAATAAAAGAATGTGAAAAAGAAAAAAGAGATTATTATTATATCGATACAGGATATGTAGGAAATTTTCCTAGTAGGGGAAATTCTTCAGGAAAAAAAATCTGGCATAGAGTAGTTAAAAATGATGTGCAACACACCAAGGCGGAAGATCGACCTAGCGACAGATGGAATACATTAACTAGTCAAGATCCTCGACTAATTTGGTCCGGCTGGAAAAATTACAATCAAAAGATCTTATTAGTATTGCCAAATCCCAAAGCCACTAATTTTTATGGTTTTGATTGTGATACTTGGATAAAAGAAACAACTGAAAAAATTAAAACTTATTCAGATCTACCTATAGAAGTTAGATCCAAAGGATCTAGATCTTACAGAAACCAAGAATACTCAATTTACGATGCATTTAATTCTGGAGTTTACGCTACAGTAGCATTTAACAGCATCGCAGCTCTAGAATCTGTCTTATACGGTATTCCAGCATTCGTATCAGTGCCGTGTGCCGCAACTCCATTAGCATCTACTGATTTGTCGATGCTGAAAAATCCTTTTCGGCCAGAAGTTAACGTAATTCAAAAACAATGTCACACTATTGCTTATGGTCAATTTTCTGTAGGCGAGATATCTAATGGTACTGCTTATAAAATTCTAAACAATCTATGAAACTATTATTAAACAACAAAGAAATAGCATATTTTTTATTAAGTCTCATTGATCATTATAATCCAAGTCTTTCTATTGTATTAGAAGAGGACGAGCTTAATGATGTCAAAGAGTATATAGGTATAGAAACAAGAAAAAGAAAATATAGTCTAGACAAAATGAGGAAGAAATTCAAAGACAAGATACAACGTGCAGTAGAAAGAGATCTAGGAAGATACAGAGATCAAGTTATTGAATTCGTTAGAAATAGAAAAGAAGAATACTATAACAATGTTCACGGAAATATAGAATATTTTATTGAAAAAATTGGCGAAGAAAAAATTCTTGACCTTTATAAGACCAGTAAAAAAGAAAACTTTGTAAAAAGTCTAGGATTAAGATTATCCGAGAATGCTCAATTAGTTAGAAGACAAAATTTTAACAACTATGAAGAAGATTGTTTAATTAGAAATACTGTAGGAAACGAAAAACTTTTAATTTCTAAGATAGATAATAAATTTCCTTTTTGGTTTATTGACAGCGGATATACAAATTTTGTCGAGACAAATAAAAAATGGCATAGATTAGTTAGAAATCATTTACATCAAGGAAAAGAGTTTTCTGCTCCGGTAGATAGATTAGGAGTTTTTAAAACATTTCCAACACAATGGAGAACTCACGGAGAAAAGATTCTTATTATTGAACCTGGATCGTTTGCTGCAGGAATTTTTCATGTTGATATTAAAACCTGGAAATACGAAGTTGAATCTGAGCTAAGAAAATATACAGATAAGCCTATAGTTTTTAGAGAAAAAGCAGAAAAAAGAGTTAGAACTAATCTGTATAAAGAATTATGTGACGAAGATTATTATTGTGTAGTTAATATCAATTCTAATGCTGCTACTGAGGCAATATGGGCAGGAATCCCAGCTATCACATTAGACAAACATATAACTAATCCTGTTACTAGAAACAAACTATCAGATATAAACGATTTGCTTAGACCGAACCTATCGAACTGGTTATGTATGCTCAGTTACAGTCAATTTACCTATGACGAACTAATAAACGGTACAGCATTAGAAATTGCTAGAAAATATCATGTCTAAATTAACTGCGGTTGCATACTACGGAGGAATTCCTTCCAAGAATAATAATCCCGAGAAGCCCCTGATACTAGATAATTTTTGTCAAGGCGTTATAGCTTCGGGAGATACAGCCATCGCTCACCGAACCATGACAGCGATTCCCTGTGACGTAGCCTTAATACAAGGATTCGTTCACGATGACGGTAAAAGATTGCCTCATTTAATATTAAGACAACAAGCTATAGACTTACAAAGAAAAAACAATAAAAAAAGTCTTATAGTTGACAGTAATTTATTTCTTTATGCAGATCCCGAAAATTCTAGAAGATATCTAAGGTACAGTTTTGATGGTGTGTTTCCTACTACAGGATTTTATTTTAACAAAGATGTAGATCCTATAAGATGGCAAAAAATTTCTCAGGCGTTAAATCTTAATTTAAAACCTTATAGAACCAGCGGCGATCATATTTTAATCTGTCTTCAAAGAAATGGAGGCTGGAGTATGCGAGGACTATCGGTTATGGACTGGCTTAATGATACTATCCAAAAAATTCGACAGCATTCAAGAAAAAGACCGATCATAGTTAGATCTCATCCCGGCGATAAAAAAATAAAAAGATTTTTAACAATAAATCATAAAAATGTTAGACTAAGTACCAATGAAAAATTAGTAGACGACCTGAGAGGTGCGTGGGCGTCTGTGGTATATAACAGCAGTCCTAGTGTAGCTAGTCTAATAGAGGGAATTCCGACATTTTTAACAGATCCTTATCCTCAACACAGCCAGAGCTTCGAAGTAGCTAACACTGATTTGAGTTTATTAGAAAATCCGGAATTAAAAGAACGGCAGTACTGGATAGAAAAATTATCAATGTGTCATTGGAATTTTGAAGAACTTAAGTCTGGAGAAGCTTGGTCTTTTTTTAAAAGATATGTTATTTAAATTGTTGCCAATAAGGCTCAGTTCTCTTAACAACCAAGTCTTCTCTTTTACTTTTACCTAATTTCTTTCTAGAACCTTTTAAGTGATCTAACCAAGCTCCCCACTCGCTGTTAATCAGTGGATGCCCCTCGCCAGTTATCAATCCCTCACTCCAATCTAATTGTTTTAGATAAGGAAATTTTGATCTAACTGCATCAAAGACAAAGCTGTCATGCCACTCGTCTAAGTTAAAAATACCACCTTCTGCATTATCATACATTCTTTGAAATTCAAACAAAAAATTTCGTGTCTGTTCGGTTTTAAGATTCATCGAGTATAGACCGCACTCAGAAAATTTTCCTTTTCTTCCTAAAAAACAAAGATCTTTGTCTGCAGGAATCATCCTATAAAGGTCCGCCATAGTAATAGGACTATGGCAATAAGTATCTGCATCCATCCAAATCAAAATATCAGATTCTGTTTGTCTGGCACAGTCGAATATGGCATAGACTTTGTGTGAAAATCTAACTGCATCCCACTTGAACCCTTTGCCGGAGTCTCTCCTTTTTGATCTTACCGGATCTTTGCTAACATCACCGTTGGCTTTAGGAACTCCCTTCCACTTATTTTTAAATTTTGTTAGATCGTCAACACTGTCTAAATCAATTAAGGTAACTCGTGAGTGGTCAATGATTGCAGGATTGCATTTTTCAGGATAGACATATAATTTAACTTCTACTGGCCAAGTTTTACAAAAACTATCGATCATTCGTTGGCCATAAATTTTTAAACCTTCTTCGTGAAATGTTGTTACTACTGATATTTTCAAGGGGCTAGTCTCCATACTTGTTTTCCATCGGATATTTCCACACATTTATAACCAATTAATCCTATTGGTCGAGATTCTTCCTTGCCGAGATATTCTTCACCTTGAATATAAATTGGAGGATTGAATCTTGTTAAAATATGTCGTAATGCTTCTAAAGAATTGATGTATTTTCTATCAACTAAGACTAAATCTATCTCTGGATATATTGTTATATTTTCAAAATTTTCTCGATAAATTAAATTTCGTTTTCTTAACGAGCCAAAGGTTGAGGTCAATACAAATATATTGTCTGCCTCTTCTAAAAGCTGATCCATATGTCCAAACCCTGTACCTAATACTACAATATTTCTTAGATTTTTAAGACCAGACTTTTTTAACCGTTTTATAAATTTTGCCATGTTTGCGAATTAAATACTACTATATTTATTTTTAATCATGAAGCTTAAAATTTATAGAGAATTTGGTGCGTTGAACAGCGAACCTATTTTTAATGCTGTAGAATCAGGTATTAAGAGAATAGGCTGGCAACTTTGCAACGACAACGAGGATATTCCAGTTATCTGGTCGGTATTGTGGGGAGGCCGGATGAGAAATAATCAAGTTGTTTATAATCAAGCACGATTAAAAAATAAACCTGTAGTAATAGTCGAAGTAGGAAATTTGAAAAGAAATGAAACTTGGAGAATTTCTTTAAATCACATTAACAGTCTAGGTGAATTTGCCAATGATAAGAATCTGGACGAATTAAGGCCAGAGAAGTTAGGTATATTTTTAAATGACCGTAACGAAAATCGCAAGAATAAAATATTAATTGCAACACAACATAAACTCAGTCTCCAATGGCAAGGACAAAAATCTATGGAAGACTGGACTGAAGATAAGATTAAAGAGATACGTCAGTTTTCTGATAGACCCATTATAATAAGACCCCATCCTAGATCACCGTTTGTTAGAAATATTGTTGGTGCTGATTTAGAATTACCTAAAAAAATAAAAGACACTTACGACGATTTTGATATTGATTATAATTACCACTGTGTTATTAATTTTAATAGCGGTCCAGCTGTTCAGGCGGCTATTAAAGGTACTCCAATTATCTGCGATCGTACAAGCCTAGCGTTTCCGGTTAGCGATACGATCGAAAATATCGAAAAAGTAACACTACCTGATAGACAAGATTGGTTCTTAAAACTATGTCACACAGAATGGACTGTAGAAGAAATATTTAAAGGAATTCCTTTCGCCAGATTGAAAGAAAAGTTTGATCTTCTATAATATTCATGCTATAATATTACTATGTTAAAGTATGATTTCTTCGAAGATATTTTTTTAGATTTTTATCCTATTAGCATCACACGAGGTTTTCCCTTACAGCCTCAAGATCGTTCAGCATCTTCGAATTTTTATGAAATTCTTACAAAGAACGACCCACTCACTGAAAATCAATCTAGGTACATTCTAAAGATTTTAGACAAATATAAAATTATTTCAGAAAAATTTGGAATAACTTACAAAAGCGATCTCGAAACTGCTAAATGGAAATTGCCTTTTAGGACTATCGACTACACGAAGAAAATAAGTGTAGAAAAAGATGAAGAAAATCGTATTTGGGTCACTGCTAAGTTTCCGTATTCGTTCAAATCTAAATTTGAAACTGAATTTTTAGTAGATAGTCATTCCGCTGGACATTCAAAGTGGGATGCTGATCGAAAAGTTAGAAAAATTCCCTTCTATAGTATCAATACAATTTCATTCTATAATTATTGTAAGAGTAACGACTTTGAAATCGACGAAACTTTCCTCTCTGCTATGAATGAAGTGGAAGAAATTTGGAACAGGACAGAAGAGATCGAACATTCGTGCGCAATTGCCAACGGGGAAGTTTGCTTGATAAATGCAAATGACGAAATTTTAGATTTTTGGAACTCCAACAGAACTGGCGTTATGACTAATGATTTATTTTTGGCAAAATCTATGGGATTTTTGTTAAAACAGCCATCTAAAAAAATCACAGTACCTGAAATTATATCTTCGTCAAAAGAAAATATTTTTTGGATATCAGACTTTGATAAGTTTTTTTCCGTTGCCAAGGACTTGGAAGGAAAAATTTGTATATTGATTGATAGGGTTTCGTCTCGCCGAGATTTTTTAGAAGAATTCATTAATGCTGCTGATAAAAATGGTATCTTGAGAGAAGAAATAAAAGTATGCCACCGAGAGTCTAATCAAGCAAATTCTGAATTTAACGATTGGGTTAAAGAAAATTCATTAGGTGGTAAAGTGGCTGATGGAAAATATTTAATTTTTAATCACAAGCCAAGCAAATGGTTGTTTCAGCAAGAAAATTCAGTTAAAATTATAGTTACCAACGGGCTATATACCGATACCTCAACTTTTGTTAGAGATTGGATAAATCATCATCCTTGTGTTGTGTATCTCGGATCAGTAAAACCATCATTGCAAAAGGAAAAGAAGATTGTCGATCTGTAAATTAATTATCAAGGATGAGGTCAATATCAAAGTCGATGGTCTCAGCGTAGAGACTAGACGAAAAATTGTCAATAAATTAAAGTTTGATCTTCCCTACGCTCGTCATATGCCGGCTTATAAATTAGGCAGATGGGACGGGACTAAAACCTATTTTGGTATAGGCGGATCTGGGTACTTAGCTCATTTAGATGTAATATTACCAATTGTCGAAGATGCTGGATATGATATAGAAGTTGAAGATCTTAGAGAGCATAAGACACTGAGCTTTGCCGAAATTAATGAAAATTATTGGGCAGATAAAAATAAGACATGGCCCAAGGGACATCCTGCCGAAGGGCAACCTATAGTCTTACGAGATTATCAATACGACGTTATCAACAGATTTACTAAGAATCCTCAGAGCCTCCAAGAAATCGCTACAGGGGCAGGCAAAACGATTACTACAGCGACACTAAGTCACTTATGTGAACCTTATGGGCGAACAATGGTCATTGTTCCTAACAAGTCGTTAGTTGTTCAAACTGAAGAAGATTATAAAAATTTAGGTCTTGATGTTGGAGTATATTTTGGTGATAGAAAAGAATTAAATCGTACACATACAATCTGTACCTGGCAAAGTCTTAACATTTTAGAAAAGAAAAGTTATGATGATGATACTCTGTCATTGGCCGAATTCTGTGAAGGAGTCGTGGCAATCATTGTCGACGAAGTACATCAGGCAAAGGCAGATGTATTGACAAGACTTTTAACACAAAACTTTCGTAATTGCGCTATCCGATGGGGGTTGACTGGAACTATACCCAAAGAACAGTGGGAATTTCAAGGCCTTCTCGCTAGCATAGGACCGGTAATAGGGAATGTATCTGCACATGATTTGCAAGAGAAAGGTGTATTGGCTCAATTAGATATACAAATTCTTCAAACGAACGACATTGAAGTTTTTAGAACTTACGCAGAAGAATATTCCTGGTTAGTAACAGATCCGAATAGATTAAATTGGATATCTGAAAAAATAAAAGAATTTTCGCTCACCGGAAATACTTTAGTGTTAGTGAACAGAATCGATACAGGTAATAAGTTAATCGAAAAAATCCCAGGCGCAGTTTTTATATCAGGAGCTGTAAAATTAGACGATCGAAAAGAAGAATATGATGAAATTAAAACAAGCGATGGCAAGATTATTGTGGCGACTTATGGTGTGGCCGCTGTGGGTATTAATATTCCAAGGATTTTTAATTTGGTTCTTATTGAGCCCGGAAAGAGCTTTGTCCGCGTTATCCAAAGCATTGGACGAGGCATTAGAAAAGCAGAAGACAAAGACTTCGTCCAGATCTGGGACATAACCAGCGCCTGCAAATATGCCAAGCGACATCTTACAGAAAGAAAAAAATATTATAAGGAAGCAAAATATCCTTTTACAATTACCAAGGTAACAATATGAAAATTTTAACATTAAACAACAGATCATTTGATCTAAACGAGCTGCCCGAAGAAATTGATGAGGATGTTCGATTTAGCGTATTAGATAATAGCAATCCGCAAGAACCTGATTTCTTTTTTATGCCACTGATATTTTTAGAATCATTTAATAGTCCTGCGATATTGTTAAATGTCGGAGGCTATGAGGTACAGATGCCACTAGATTGGTGTATGATAGTCGGGGATAAAGATAGCGGTCTTGATCCTGAAGTCTTGCCGTTAACTTCATTAAATGAAAGAGGATTCGATGCATTTGTGTTTAATCCTGTGAAAGGTTTCAAACCAGAATATATGCCAATTGAAATTGTTAATATCTATCAAGATGTTAAGTGGTACTTTCCTAAAATGAAAAATGGACAGTTGCTTACAGTACCATTGCACGATGACGTAAATCCACCATGCATTTATTTTGTTAAAGAAGTCAGCAGACAATGCGAAGTTTTACAGTTACATAAAGTATTATAATGCCGATGGATAGTCTTATGTGGCAGGAAAGTGCTAACCAAGCATTTAAAAGAAGATGTATTGGCTGGGAATTAAAGTTCAGTTTATTACCAAGAAGGTGCTATTACACTGGTAAATATCTTTGGTTTAAAACAGCATATGTGGGCACGTCGATGCTAACTGGGCCTGGCGAACCTATATTTGAACATAGATGGTGTGAAAAACGAGAATACCTATTTTTAAAAATTAAAGGAACAATATGAAAGCAGGTAAAGTATGGGGTCAAACAGAACTCCTTGAAGCTAACGGTGTATTAGAGTTTCACCGCATTGAAGCCAAGAAAGGTGGTGTTTGTTCAAAGCATAGACACAAATACAAATGGAATGGTTTCTTCGTAGAAAAGGGCGAAATGATCATTCGCGTGTGGAAAAACAATTACGATCTAGTAGACGAAACATTGTTAAAAGCAGGTCAGTATACTAAAGTTGCACCAGGCGAATATCATCAATTTGAAGCAGTAACTGACTGTATTGCTTTTGAATTGTATTGGGCAGAATTTGATCACGACGACATTGAGAGAGAAACTGTAGGATTTGCAAAATGAAAGAAAGAAACATATTTGTTTTCTGTGACGGCGGTTTAGGAAACAGACTAAATTCTTTGATAGGCGGGCTTGTTACAGCCGAATCTTATAATCTTAATCCTATTATCTGTTGGCCAGAAAATAATTGGTGTGGCTGTTCTTTTGAAGATTTATTCGATAACGATTTTAATGTAGTTAAAGACGATGTTTTTTATTTTTTTAAAGAAGAATCAAATAATTTATTTCTTTCTATAACAGATAATAATATTAAATTAAAGAATTATCTAGAACCAAACGAACACGGTTTCGAATCAATTAAAAATACAGATGTTGATGTAGTTTACTATCACAACAAAATTCCTAAAAGTCTCAGTCAAGAAAAAGTTTTAAAATTTTCTAGACAATTAAAGATAAAGTCGAACATTGTTAGTAAGGCTATGGAGTTTGTGAATAAAAATTCTGTCAGTAAAAGTACCAAAGGTCTACATATTAGGAAAACTGATTTTCCTAATCAGCTAGACAGTGATGTATTGTTTCAAACAGTAAGCAAAGATACCAATACAAAATATTTCGTTTGTTCAGATGACAAATCTACAGAAGATCAATTCTCTGCACTTCGAAATGTTTGCGCCTTCGAAAAAACTAGTTACGTACAAAAGCTCAACGATGGTGAATGGCGACAAACTACAACGGATACCAGCGGCAGAATTTTTGATTTCAATGTTGATAGACCTAAACAATCAGTGATCGAAGCCTTTGTAGATATGCTAGTCTTATCTAAAACTACTATTTCAGTTAAAAATAAAAGTACTTTTTTAAGTTGGGCTCAGATGTATTCAACTATAGGATTTTAACGGAATAAATACCCTGTTAATGGGAAAAGTTATGAAAAAAATTTTAGTATGCGGAGCAGGGGGCTTTATCGGCACCCATCTAGTAACTAGTCTAAAAAAGCAAGGACATTATGTCATTGGTGCCGATTTAAAATATCCCGAATTCAGCAATACCGATGCCGACGAATTTCATCTAATGGATCTTAGAAATCAAAAAAATGTCGAGCAGCTACTTAAAAACGACATCTATGAAATTTATCAATTAGCTGCTGATATGGGCGGTGCGGGTTATATTTTTACCGGTGAGAACGATGCTGACATTATGCACAACTCTGCAATGATTAATCTTAACATTGCGCACGAGATGATTAAAAAAGATATTAAAAGAATTTTTTATAGTTCTAGTGCCTGTATGTATCCTGCCCATAATCAAGAAGACCCTTCGAATCCATTGCTCAGTGAGGATAGTGCATATCCTGCTGCACCTGACAGTGAATACGGTTGGGAAAAATTGTTCAGCGAACGAGTCTTCATGGCATTTGCAAAAAATTACGGAATTCGTGCAAGGATAGCAAGATTCCATAACATCTTTGGTCCACTTGGTTCTTGGAACAACGGAAAAGAAAAAGCTCCTGCAGCCTTATGCAGGAAAGTTGCTATGTGTGAAGATGGCGGGACTATTGAAGTTTGGGGTCCTGGTATTCAGACACGTAGTTTTCTTTACATAGACGAATGTGTTGAAGGAATTCATAAGATAATGAATAGTGATTGTGAATTTCCTCTGAATCTCGGCAGCGAACGTATGATCAGTATAAACAATCTAGTTTATCTCATCGGAGAAGTAGTCGGTAAGACAGTGCATATTAAAAATGTTCCAGGCCCTATGGGTGTAATGGGCAGAAACAGTCATAATAAACTGATAGAAGAAACCATTGGCTGGAGACCTGGAGAGGATTTAGAAACAGGTATTAAACATACATATCAATGGATTCAAGAACAAATTAGAATGGAGAAAAAATGAAAGTAGGAATAATAGGTTACGGATGGATCGGTAAAGCTACGAAAAAACTATTTCCCGATGCACAGATTTATGACAAGTTCATCCCTGAATACAGCAAACCTTTAGAAAATTGCGACATCGCATTTTTAGCTGTGCCAACTCCTTGGGAAGGCGGAAAAGAATTAAACTGCGATGCTGTTGAAGATGCTATTGCCAGTTGCGGTTGCGATTTTATCGTTATTCGATCAGCCACTCAACCTGGATTTGCAGATAGAATGGTTGCAAAATACAATAAAAGAATTGTAGTGCAACCGGAATATCTAGGCGAAACTCCAAATCATCCTTTCTTACAAATGGATGCTAGACAATTTATAGTGTTAGGTGGTACGCCGGGCGATCGACGAGCAGTTATCGAATGCTATCAAAAGGCATATAATGCCAATGTTCGTATAAGACAGGTTACAAGATACGAAGCTGAAATTATTAAGTTCAGTGAAAATAGAGCAATTTTTTACAAGGTCATGCAATGCCAAGAATTGTATGATGCCTGCGAAGCTGCCGGAGTTGATTACTATACCATCAGAGAAGCTGTCTATGGCGATGACCCTAGAATGAATCTATGGTGGACATTTGTGTTTCCCGATAATCGAGGAGCTAATAGCAAATGCATTCCTAAAGATGTATATGCTTGGTGCGCTTGGGTAGAAAGCCTAGGATTAGATCCGAAGGCAACTAAATCCTTACTTGAGTACAATGAAGGTTTAATTAAAAAGAATTCTGTATGAACCCTTGGGAAAAAACTGAAAATTTCGAAGGCGACGTGAAAGTCTACTACGATAATTTATTAAATCATTTTAAAAAATTTAAAAACGAATTATTTGTAGAATCTGGAACCTTTTTAGGTAACGGATTAAAATGCGCCTTAGACGCCGGATTTGAAAAATGCTTTACTATAGAAATACATCCGCATTTGTATGAAAAAGCACAGTCTAGATTCGAGAATGAAATCAAAGAAGGCCGGGTAATTTCTTACCTAGGAGATTCTGAAAAATTATTACCTGGAGTGGTTAGAGATTTAACAGCTCCAGCAACTTTTTGGTTAGATGCACATATTAGTTCTCAATACGGAAAAAAGTTAGCAAAAAATTGTCCGATTATAGAAGAACTAGAGACGATAAAATCTCACTTCATCAAAACTCATACATTGTTAATCGATGATTTAAATTGTTTCGGAAGACCGGCTCACGATCGAATTACATTAGATCAGGTCAAAAATAAAATTTTAGAAATAAATCCGAATTACAAATTTGAACTTCTAGATGCTGCTCGCCCTCAAAATATTTTAGCGGCTTATGTATGAACGAAATTTCTATTGTAACGTTTAAGTGGAAAAAACCGTCGGCGGGGTATAAACTTAAATCTCCTGTAGAATATTCTGCTGAACACGTAAACATTCTTTATAGATCTATCAAACGTAACACTACTGTACCTTTCAAATTTATATGTGTAACCGACGACACATCTGGATTAGATAGTGAAATTCAAGCCGTTGAACTCTGGGACAAATATAAAAGTTTAGGCGGATGTTACAATAGGCTTTACATTTTTAGCGAACAAATAAAATCTATTTTAGGTGAAAGATTTATATGTATTGATCTTGATTGTGTAATTGTTTCTAATATTGATACTATTTTAACCCGTAAAGAAGATTTTATTATAAACAAATTTATCAGCAAAGGCGGACACAATCAAATTTACAACGGTGGTTTAATTTTAATGACTGCCGGGTCTAGACAAAAAGTCTGGAATGATTTTGATCCGAATAAATCTTTGACATTGTTAGATAAGTTAAGAAACGAAAAAAATCTAGTAGGTTCAGATCAAGCATGGATACAGGTTAGTCTTGGCGAAAGTGAACCAATGTTTACTGAAGATGATGGTGTTTATGATTACAGCTTTTTGACTGATAGAAAATTACCCGACAATGCAAAAATGATTTTCTTTCCTGGAAAAGTTGATCCCTCACAAGAAAAAGATAAGAACGAATGGGTAGCCAAACATTGGAGTTAATATGGGATTAGAAACAAATTATTTAAAATTTATAAACAGTTTAATTGGCCAAGCTAGTGGAAACCGAATGCTTGAACTCGGAAATCAATCTCTTAATCATAGTAAGAGACCAGAGAAAACAGGTAAAGAGTATTTTACCAATAATGGGTTTGATCATATTTCGGTAGACAGGAATGGATTAGACGGCGCTGTAAAAAAAGATCTAAGAAATATATCTGAATTCAGAGAATATGTAGATTCGTTTGATGTAGTTACTAATTGTGGAGTAACTGAACACGTAGAACCTATTGCCAACCAACATACAGTGTTTAGAATAATTCACGATAGTCTTAAAGTAGGAGGGATTGCCTTTCATATACTTCCTGATTCTGACGAAGCAGAAAATAACCGATGGGGACCGCACTGTAGATTTTGGTATAATGAAGGTTTTTTCAAAAATTTATGTATTCTAAATAATTATGAACTTTTAAAAATTGACAAAATCGATAGTTTAATTGCAGTAGCATATAAAAAAACTTCTCCAATAAAATTTACAGACGACATAGAGTCTTTTCAAAAAAATATTGTTGTAATAGGCCATAATAAACCATTGTTACATGAAGCGGTGTATCCGAACACAATGGTCACTAGAGGAAAAGTTTCTGAGCTTAATAGTTGTTTGTATAAAACAATTACCGAAGAAATTGTTGGAGATTATATAGAATGCGGAACCTACAGAGGAGGACTATCTGCATTAATGTTAGATACTATTCTTTATCACAGACTAGACAAAAAATTGTGGATTTATGATACATTTCAAGGTATGTCAGAGCCTACTGAACTTGACATAAGCAATAAAAATGAAATAGCTAAATCAACTTTTGAAGCCTCAAAAAATCAATCAACAGGGTATGCAGACTGGTGTAAAGCAACTATAGATATCGTTCAATCTACATTAAGTATTGTCAGTCACGAATATGAAAAATACGCTCATCTAATAATAGGTAAAGTTGAAGACACACTCAAATATGAAAATAACATACCTAAAAATATTGCATTAATGAGATTAGATACCGATTGGTACGAATCTACTAAAATCGAATTAGAAAAGTTCTATCATTTATTGTCAATCGGTGGAGTTGTAATAATCGATGATTATAGATTATGGCAAGGACAAAAATTAGCGGTGGATGAATTTTTTGATAAATTAGATAAAGATTCATATAAGTTCACCGATGGAGATGATGGGTCTCTTATTATAACAAAATTAGGATAAAAATGTCTAAAAAGAAAAAATACACCGAAGCGTTAGATCCGAATAAACCTCACTTAGGTGGGAATTTTATCGAAGTAAATCCCAGCACTTACTGTCCATCAGTGTGGTATTATATACTTAGAAAGTATAATGTGAAATCTGTTATGGATGTCGGATCCGGTAGAGGCCACGCAGCCAAGTGGTTTTTTGATCAAGGTCTCGACACGACAGCAGTTGACGGTCTAGAAGATAATGTTAAAAATGCAGTGTATCCTACAATTTTATGTGATTTAACTGAAGGGTCATATAGCAAGAGTGTAGATCTAGTAAATTGCATAGAAGTAGTCGAACATATCGAAGAAAAATATATTAACAATTTACTAGATACTGTTTGTTCTGGAAAATACCTTTTTATGACTCACGGACTTCCGGGACAAGAAGGACATCATCATGTGAATTGTCAACCCACAGAATATTGGATAGATCATTTAGCTAGTAGAGGATACAAAGAACTTGCGGAAGATTCTCGTGAATTGCGAAGGATCGCTTCATCTACAAAGGCACATCATATCAAAGATACAGGAATGTTGTTTATAAAGGTATAATATGTGTGGATTCGGCGTAACATCGAGATCGGGATTATCGAAAGTAAACAAATTTTGTCAACGGCGAGGTCCCGACCTTACTAATTCAAAAACTATCAACGGTGTAGAATTTTTACATAATCTTTTACATATCACCGGAAATGTAACTCCGCAGCCATTTGTTAAGGGAGATGTTGTCTGTACTTTCAATGGTGAAATTTACAATTATAGGGCATTTGGATCTTATCAAAGCGATGGAGAATGTTTAATTGATCTTTATTTAGATCAAGGAGATGAATTTATAAAATCTCTCGATGGTGAGTTTGCTATTTGTCTTGTGGATTTTAAAAATAACAAAGTAATTATTGCTACAGATACATTTGCCTGTAAGCCTCTTTGGTACGAATTTAACCGATCAGAATTTTGCGCAGCCTCATATAACAGTCAACTGCAAGGTCTAGGATTTAATAACGGTAAAAAATTAAAAGGCAATACCACAGAAGTTTACAATCTCCGAACTGGCGAAAAAATCACACAGTACACGAATAGGCAGTTTGATTTAAATCAATTTAAAATGTCTTTCGATGGTTGGATAGAAGCGTTTACCGCTAGTATCAAGAAAAGAACAGCTAATACTACACATCGTATGTTCTGCGGTATGAGTTCAGGATATGACAGCGGCGCTATAGCCTGCGAACTGCAAAAACAAAATGCCAACTTTAAAGCATATACGATTGTCAATAACGAAAATCCTGAAATATTAAGTGCGAGATTACAAAAAATTAAAATCAATGAGGCATTTTCTTTGTCCTCAGAAGAATTCCAACAATGGAAACGAGAATTAAATTCTAATTGCGAAAATTTTAATTATAATGGTTATGATATAAAAGGTGATCAAGCCTCAATGGGATTATCTGCCATTTGTAATCGGGCTAGGCAAGACAACAGAAGAATTTATTTTTCAGGTCAAGGCGCCGATGAAATAATCAGCGACTACGGGTTTGGTGGTAGAAAAATATACAAGCACAGCGGATTTGGTGGTTTGTTTCCGGAAGATTTAAACGGATTCTGGCCTTGGAATAGTTTCTTTGACGGCACCCAAGTTCAATATCTTAATAAAGAAGAATACGTAGCAGGACATTTTGGCATAGAAACACGATATCCTTTTTTAGATAATAATTTGGTTCAAGAATTTTTGTGGTTATCTCCTAAGTTAAAGAATAGCAAATATAAGAGTTGTTTGGACGAATATCTTAAAGTAAATGGATTTCCTTATGAAAGCGGTGAAAAAAGAGGATTCCATGTAACTGAAAAAGGCGGAAAGAGTAAACGAGTATGAGAAATGATATTACAGTTGTGATTGCCGGAGATTCAAATTTTAAACCTTATGTAGAACAAGGCATACGATGGACAGAAAAATTAGGTTACCCAATCTTAGCTTATGATTTAGGTAATTTAGGTTTCGGAAAACCTTTCAGCGGTAGATTCAGCGATGCTGCCAATGCTAAAATTCCCTGTAAACCACATATTATAGCAGATGCTCTTGAATCAATTAAAGACGGAGAATATCTAGTATGGCTCGATGCCGATGCCTTGATATATCAGAACATAGATGAAATTGCCCAAGACTACGACATAGGAGTTACGGTCAGAGCCCCTAAAGCTGTTGAACATCAACTACCGATCAATGCTGGTATAGTCTTTATAAGAAAAACTATGGCTGCAAAAGAGTTCGTAGAGAGATGGAAAGCATTATCTGATCAAGGTGTCAGTGATCAACCGCCGTTGAATGAATTATGTAAAGTAAACACTCAGGATCGAGATAACACAGTATTGAGAGATGGAGTGAAAATAAAAGTTTTTAAATGTGAAGTATATAACAACTTTTACAAACAAGGAAAACAAGCTGACAAAGTTAGACCAGTGGGCGTAAAAATTGTTCATTATAAAAGTAAATTGAGACACCTTTATCCTCTTGGAAAATAATATGAAGAAAATTTTAATTACCGGAAACTCCGGATATATAGGATCACACCTTACAAAAATTTTAACAGAACAGAATGTGTATGAACTGTATGGTTTAGATAAGGATGTTCCAAAAATTGGTATTACAAATTTTGTAGTAGAAGATATTAGAAATTCTGGAGAATGGATTTACGCAGATATCGAATTTGATTGTGTAGTTCATTTGGCAGCAGAAGTTGCCGTAGGAAGAAGCGTATTGAATCCTACACTATATTATTTGACAAATACCTTAGGAACATTGAATGTATTGAAGAATCTAAAGTTTAAAAGATTTGTCCACGCCAGCACAGGATCAGCCGGTCCTATGAATAATCCCTATGGTATAAGCAAACGTGGCGCTGAAGATGTTGTAAGACAATTTTGTACAGAACAAAATATACCTTATACTACTTTTAGATTTTATAACGTAACAGGCACCGATGGAATTGAACCTACAAACGTTGATGGATTAATGTGGAATCTTATGAATGCTCAAAAAACGGGTGAGTTCAATCTGTTCGGAGACGATTACAATACTGAAGACGGATCGGCAATCAGAGACTATACACACGTGAATGAAATATGTTATAGTGTTATTAAAGGAATAGAATATTCTTCTAATCAAATAGAAAATCTTGGTCACGGTGTAGGAACCAGCGTAAAACAAATGATTGAAATTTATAAACGTGTTAACGATTGTGATTTCACTGTAAACATTTGCCCAAGAAGGTCTGGCGATTTGGAAAGAAGTGTTTTAGATAATCCTTCTACATTTATGCAAAAATTGTATACGATGGACGATTTACTAAGGGTATGATATGGGATCTTTAACACCAGGGGCAACATATATCTACGAACGAAACGGCGAAGAGATTTATGCTAGAGAAGTTGGTAAAACTGAACGCAGGTTAATTGGATACCAATACGAAAATAAAATAGACCCAAGAACTAACGACGGTCGTCCTTTATTTGAACATCTCAAAGAAGATAAACTCTGGGGTGAAATTCGTCGTGCTGCAAAATCAAATGAGGCCTTGCAAAAAGCTCTAGAAAGTGTTAAAATATTATATTGTTTGAGTAAACAAGATGGGACAAAATAAACACGTAGATCTATTCAAAGATATGATTCCAGCTGTAGATATGGGAGTCAAAGAGCTTTGGGATGCGGCCACAGACGATGGTCGAAAAGAGATCAAAGGAGATCTTTGGAATCTCAATAGATATATTAGCAACGTTGCTACAACTGCAAATCCCTATGTGCAGGTTAAACGTCCTTCGAGAGAAGAAAAAGAACATTTTCTTCTAACAGTTAACGAATACTATAATAAAAATTGGAACGAAATATCTAAGCATCCTAAACTGCAATGGATGAGTTTGTGTGTATGCAGTAAGGAAAACAAACAAACATACTTTCACGAATGGTTACCTCTTAAGAAAGAAAAGAATAAAAAAGAGGAATTTTTAGCTCAACTTTTTCCTAATATGAAAAGGTCAGACATTGAAACACTTGCAATTACTACAACCGACAAAGAAATTAAAAAATACTGCGAGGACCTTGGTTGGGACAAAAAAACAATCAATGGAATTAAGTTATAATTGCGAATATTGTTCGAAAGTTTTTGCCAAAGAAAAAACATTGGCAGTGCATATTTGTGAACAAAAGCGTCGACATCTAAGTAAAACTGAAAAGCATGTTCAAGCGGGTTTATTAACCTATCAAAGATTTTACGATATTACACAAAAAGGTAAATCAAAAAAAACATTTGATGATTTTGCTTCTAGTCCGTACTATACTGCTTTTATAAAATTCGGAAGCTTTTTAGTCAATACTGCACCCATTCACCCTGAACGATTTATTGACTTTGTGGTCAAGAGTGGGATAAAACTCGATCATTGGTGTAGAGACGAGATATATGAAACATATATCATAGATTTAATCAAATCTGAACCATCAGAGAGTGCAGTACAACGATCAATAAAAACTATGATGGATTGGGCTGATTCAAATAATTCGGTGTGGGAACACTACTTTCAATATGTAAATTTAAACAGAGCGACCCATGATATAAAAGAGGGATTAGTAAGTCCTTGGCTGGTATTAAATACAAAGTCTGGTAAAGAAATGCTTAAAAAAATGAATGACGAACAGTTGGAAATTATATCGTCGACAATAGATCCAACATTCTGGGTTAGAAAATTCAAAGCATTACCAGCAGACATTGAACTAGTAAAAGATATCGTCAGGGAGGCGAAAATTTTATAATGCCTAAACGAAAACAAGAACCAGTTGTTGTAGAAGAAGAATTAAAAGATAACGAAGAATTTATTTCTAGAGATGATATCGATATTGAAGTTAGACTCACGGAAGATAACACAGTAATGGTACAATTTTCTGGGTTTGACGACGACGAAGATGCAGAAGAGTACGCTCACTTTCTTGCGGAAACATTGCCTTTATTATTATTCGAAAGCACAAGGTTACAGTAATGCCTGATATTGATATAGATTTCGTTGACAGAGACCAAGCCCTTAAATTTTTTAAGACAATACCTGCCAGTCGATTAGAAAAAGAAAAATTAATTAAACATAATACAGGTGTATATTTTCATCAGGTGCCTGTATGCGCAGAGGAAAATCTCTGCGCAGTTCCATATAATGAAGCAGAAGAAAAAGGTTTCTTTAAAATAGATTTTCTTAATGTTGGAATATACAAGGGTGTTCGAGACGATGAACACTTAGAACAACTAATGAATCAGGAGCCATTATGGGATCTTCTAGAAGACGACTCTTTCGTCAGCTTGCTCTTTCACGTCAACGGGCATGGTGGTATATTGCGACAAATGAAACCGAAGAATGTGGAACAATTGGCAGCGATATTGGCGATGATTCGACCTGCCAAGAAATACCTAGTTGGAGAAAGTTGGTCGAAGATCTTGAACGAGGTTTGGCAGAAACCAGAAAGCGATGAATACTATTTTAAGAAAAGTCATGCCACTGCATACGCCATGGCTATCATCGTTCAAATGAATTTAATTTGTGAACAGATTAGTTACGAATATAGTTAAGTTGCTTTTCTAATTAATGTAATAGATTTTCGTTTAATTCTTTTAACTATAATATCATTTAAGCTAGTACACGGTCCTAACAAAACTTTAACATCTTTTGTACTAAAGTTTTTAATAGCGTACTTGAATGGGCCAATTTCTCGATGCAAGAAAATATTGATAGGAATCTGACGGTTACTTTCCCACCACCAAGCCTCACCGAGTTCTAAGAACTTAGTTTTTTCCCAATCGCTACGAATAGATGTATAATCATAGAAACTGGTTATTTGCTGATCTTGATTGATAATAACACCCACGTACTCTTGGGCTACGTGTGTTATTATGCTGATAAAAGGAAAGTTGTCTTGTAAGTTTTCTGTAATTCTCATAGATAAATATGCATAAAGGGCCGCTAAGGTATGCAACTTAACTCAGTTTATTTATATCCAAACAAAGTTGATGTATTTACAAATCTCGGCGCCTGGAAAACAGAGAGGTATCGTAGAGTGTATAACAGAAACTTAAAAATATACAGAAGTGTAGATAACAGGATAGATTTCCAGGTAAGAAATTCCGACGAAAAGGCAACTAGTATAGAAAACTATTATATAGTTTTTAAATTAGTTTCAGCCGATACACAAGAATTAATCATCGAGAAAGATTGTACAGTACAGTCCTCGTCGACTGGTAAAGTTTATGTTATTCTCACTGAAAATCAAGTTAGAGAACTAGATTTAGGTTTCTATAACTATTCTTTGACACAAGAGTCTAGAACCTATATAGATAATGATAATTATACAGTTTCGTCAAAATCTCCGCTATATGTCGATGCACAATACGAAGTATCGGGACTGATCGAAGTAAACGGTGATATCAGTGGAAATTTAGTTTCTAGTAAAGTTATTAATAAATTTGATTATGTTAATCCGGCTACTACAGGGTATAACGATCCTGTATACTATGTTAGCAGTATTATAAACGCTAATCCAGAAATAACAACAGGAAATTCATTACATACATTTCAACTTTATATGAACAATTATACGGGAACTATTACTGTTCAAGGAAGTTTAAGTGAAGGCGGAGTTCCTCACGTTTGGTCCGATGTGTCTGTGAAAAATTACAATGAATCTAATCTAGAATATATTAATGTAACAGGAAAGTGGAATTGGTTAAGAATCAAACATCAACCAACTACTCCTAATACCATAGCTAGTTTTACTATACAACAAACTATCTTGGGAAATTACATTGTTAATATTGGTAATAGAGGAAAATCTTATTCGGTAGGACAGATATTAACTATCTTAGGATCAAACTTGGGAGGAGAATCTCCTGCCAATGATCTCAATATTACAGTTACCGCTACTAATTCCTTGGGCGGGATAACCGGAATCACCTATTCTGGTGTAAGTTATAACGGTGTTCGAACCTATACGCTTTCACCAAATCAAAATATCAATTCCGGTGCCGTTGACAAGATATTGTATAGATAGTATAATTAATCTATGACTCTAGTCGTAGATAAATTTCGTTCGTTACTCCCACCACGTGCAAAAAGCAGTCCGAGTGGGTGGACATCATTTAATGCACCTTGTTGCCAGCATCGAGGACATAGTCCAGATACTCGTAAACGGGGAGGTATCAGGTTTGACGGTAACGGTATAGTCTATAATTGTTTTAACTGCAAATTTACCACAGGCTGGCAACCTGGATCCCCGTTTGGCGAAAAGATGAAAAGCCTCAGTCGTTGGCTAGGCGGCGGCGAGGATGACATAAAGTCCATGGTTTTTGAAGCAATGAAGACCGAAGCCGAAGATTATCAAGCTGCAGAATATCAACCAACGATAGAATTTGAAAATAAACCCTTGCCTGAACACTCAATGAGTTTAGTAGATTGGGGTGACATTATTGAAGGTGAAATCGAAGAAAAGATCGGTTCTCAGTTTGTAGAAGTTTTACAGTATCTAATAAGTAGAGGATATGATAATCCTTTTGACTACGATTTTTATTGGAGCCCTACGTCCGGATATATTGATAGAGTCATCGTTCCATTTCGTTGGCAAGGACGCATTGTAGGTAATACTGCTAGAAAAATCACTGACGGTAAACCTAAATATCTATCGGATCAACATCCGCACTTTGTTTTCAACTTTGATAAACAAAAAGAAGATCAGAAGTATATATTTGTATGTGAAGGTCCTTTTGATGCACTATCTATAGGCGGTGTGGCTTTATTAACTAACGATATTGCAGATCAACAGGCTAGGATTATCAATAGTTTAGGTGCAGAAGTTATTGTTGTTCCGGATCAAGACGAAGCCGGGCTTCAACTAATTAATAAAGCTATTCATTATAATTGGAGTGTAGCATTTCCTAATTGGGATAATGATGTCAAAGACTGTGCAGATGCCGTGCAGAAATACGGTAAACTGTTTGTGATAGTTGATTTAATTAAAACCAGTTTAAAAGGGGAGATCAAAATAAAAATGCACAAGAACCATTTAGAAAAAAGGATAAGAGATGTTTAAGATATTGTTGTGGCCGTTTAAGAGAATCAAAGAATATTTTGAAATTAAAAAAAGAATTAAAGAATTAAAAGAACGGGATCCTTTTATCTACAAATGATTACCTGGGGAATATCAGCAACCAGCCATAATGCTGCATTGGCAGTATTTGAAGATAGCGAGTTACTATTCGCTAGCGATTCCGAACGATTTAGCAAAATTAAAAATGATCCAAATCTCAACGAAGATCTTATTGAATATGCTAGAATGATCGGAGGATTTCCGGACCTAGTATGTTGGTATGAAAAACCTTGGTTAAAAACTCTAAGACAATTTTTTGCCGGTCAGGGACTACAAGATAATAATATTAAAAAATATCTAGCGAAATACGAAATAAAAGCTCCAGTTAAAACTTTTAAACATCATCTTACTCACGCTGCTAATGCTTATTATACAAGTCCTTACGATTCGGCATGCGTTATTATCATAGATGCCATCGGAGAATTTGAAACCTTAACTATATGGCAAGCTGAGGGTAAAAGACTTAAAAAAATCTATAGTAGTATCTACCCAGACAGTCTTGGATTGTTTTATTCTGCAATGACTCAACGGTGCGGTCTTAAACCAAATGAAGAAGAATATATTTTAATGGGTATGGCCGCATATGGCGATCGCAAACGTTTATATAAAGATATAATAGAAGATTTTGTAACATTTCCTCATTCCGAAAGTTACAATCCTATTATGTTTAAGAAAAATCTACATAGGGGATGCAATTGGTGGAGACCTGATCTACAATCTGATCAAGATCGATTTGATATAGCAGCCGCTACCCAATACACATACGAACAATCATTTACACGCATACTGCAAATGGCAAAAAGTTTGACCGGCAGTGATAATCTTGTTATCGGTGGAGGGTGTTCTCTTAATTGTTCTGCAAATCCTATAGCGTTTGATTATTTTGATAATGTATACATACCGCCAGCCCCCGGAGACAACGGCAGCAGTATAGGTGCAGTTTTAGCATATCAAAAAAATCATTTAGATAACTTTACACCTTATTTAGGTAGTAACATATCGTCTAAGGTATCAAATGAAGTAATAGTCGATTATTTGATCAAAGAAAAGATATGCGGATTAGCTCGTGGACGAGCAGAGGTTGGGCCTAGAGCATTGGGTAATCGGAGCCTGTTAGCAGATCCTAGAGATCCTAAAATAAAATCTTTGGTTAACAATATAAAACAAAGAGAACAATTTAGACCCTTTGCTCCTGCCATCTTAGAAGAATTTGCTAATGAATATTTCTATATGCCTTCTAAGAAAACTCCTTATATGCAGTTTACAGTTCTCTGCCGCAGACCAGATCTTTTTCCTGCGATAGTTCATAAAGATGGAACAAGTAGAGTTCAAACTGTAGGAAAGAATGACAATCCAGAATTTAGAAAATTATTAGAGATTTGGCACTCAAAGACTGGGTGCCCGATGTTGTTGAATACCAGTCTAAATGTAAAAGGATCTCCTATGGTAAATGATATCAGCGATGCCTTTAATTGGTCTAAGACCTATGGTTTACCTGTGTTTAATTAGAATGTATAATATTAACTATGATTAAAGATTACGGATACGAAGTACAAAAATTATATCTCGAACTAATGCTGGCAGATGCCGAAATATTTGTTCGTTGTCAAGGCATTTTCGATCATACACTATTTGAAAGAAAATTGCAAGATGCCGCAGAATTCATTAATGTCTATGCCAAAGAATATTCTGTAATGCCAGACTTTGACATGGTCAATGCAAGTTGTAGAACCGACTTGAAAAAACCTGAAGACATTAAAGAAGGACACAAAGACTGGCTTATGGATGAGTTTGAAAACTTTACTCGACATAAAGCTCTTGAACGTGCAATCATTGAATCAGCAGATCTTTTGGAAAAGAAAGACTACGGTCAAGTTGAATCTAAAATCAAAGAAGCTGTACAGATTTCATTAACTAAAGATCTTGGTACTGACTACTTTGAAGATCCCCGAGCACGACTAATGCGAATCAAAGATAAGAACGGACAAATATCCACAGGTTGGCCAAGTCTTGATCGCAGACTGTTTGGTGGTATGAACAGAGGCGAATTGAATATCTTTGCTGGCGGGTCAGGTGCAGGTAAATCTTTGTTCTTAGCAAACTTAGGTGTGAATTGGTGTTTGCAAGGATTGAATGTGTTGTATCTAACATTAGAGCTTTCAGAAGATCTAGTTGCGATGCGTATTGATGCAATGACCACTGGTGTTTCAACTAAAGAGATTTTTAAAGATCTCGAAAACGTTGAAATGAAAGTTAGAGTCATTGGAAAGAAATCAGGAAAACTACAGATCAAATATATGCCATCGGGAAAGACTGCTAACGATCTCAGAGCGTATATGAAAGAGTTTGAAATCAAAACAGGATCTAAAATTGATGTGCTGTTAGTAGATTATTTAGATTTGTTGATGCCTGCTAGCCGTAAGATCAGTGCAGAAAATCTGTTTATCAAAGACAAATACGTATCAGAAGAACTTCGTAATCTAGCAATGGAAAAACAATGTATCTTTGTTACAGCGGCACAGTTGAATCGTGGTGCAGTTGAAGAAGTTGAATTCGATCACAGTCATATTTCAGGCGGACTTAGCAAGATTCAAACAGCAGATAATGTGTTTGGTATCTTTACTAGTCGTGCTATGCGTGAACGTGGTCGCTATCAGATACAATTGATGAAGACTCGTAGCAGTAGCGGTGTTGGACAGAAAGTAGATTTAGAATTTAATCTAGAAACATTGAAAATCAGCGATTTGCCAGAAGAAGAACAAGAAAGCCATAATGGTGCGAGCAGAGGCGCAAGTAGTATAATTGATTCAATAAAACGTAAGACAGAAGTGCAAAAAGTAGACCAAGAAACAGGTGAGATTAATCCTACCCAAGGCGCTAGTTTAGGCAAAGTTCGGGCCAACGTAGAATCGACAAAACTACGTGAAATCTTGAACAGCATGGGTGGAGATGATGAAGACTCACCGTTTTGAAATAGCTAGATTCCTGCCTACCGAAGCAGACAATACTGGCGACATCTTTATTGACTGGCCTAGGATACATCGACAAGCAGGGTTGGATCATATACAATGGTTGAGATCTCAACATCGCTCAGAATGTCAGCTTCTGATCGAGCGACGTCCCGGCGATTCTTATAACTATGTTGTTGCTGAAATTTACTCAGATAAATTAGCCACTGTTTACAGCCTAATGTGGGCTAAATAATGAATGCGCAGCAAATATGGAGTTTAGATGAGACTAAGGCAGCTCGACGAACAGTCAGACATTGTAACAGTAAATCGACGTCTAAATCCTAAGATCTGGGACAGCGATGATCTTAGGCCCGAAGTCAGAGATAAGCTCATCGAGATAGCATCAGCCTTTGAAGAATTCATAGGAGTAGATCTCGATATTATTGATTATACCATCACAGGATCTAATGCCAATTATACCTGGACAGAATACAGCGATTTGGATCTACATCTCATTATACCAGGCACACCCACAGACGAGCAAAGAGAACTGTTCAATGCTAAAAAAAGTCTGTGGAGCGAGCAACACGATATCAGCATACGAGGTCTGCCTGTAGAATGTTATGTGCAAGGCAAAGACGAGCCCCATCACAGCACGGGTGTCTATAGTCTAACTGATCAAGAATGGTTAGTTGAACCTAAGAAAGTAAAACCTCAGCTAGACGACAGTGCCATCGAAGCTAAAAAAGATGCTATTTTAGCACAGATACAACAGGCCCTGCTCAGCAAAGATCTAGATCGTCTTCGCACAGTCAAAGACAAAATCACACAGATGCGTAAAGCGGGTTTAACTCGTGCTGGTGAATGGTCTGTGGAGAATCTTGTGTTTAAGATCCTGCGTAATCTAGGACTGATCGACCAGATCACTGAAAAGATTCGCGAACTAGAAGATCAGCAGTTAAGTCTAGAACAACAGGATAATCTTTTAGATTAACGAAGTTTAATGTGCAGAGTATAGCGTTTCTGCACATGATCCCCATTCATACTAGATCCATTCCTACGCTGATGCGATTTCTTGAACTGCGGTTTTGCCCAGTCCAATGTAGAACCCAACTGGGCATTATCAACAATTTTCCGGGTGTGGGTTTATAGACCACACGTTCGAAATTAAATCTGTTGTTGTTGAGAAAAAACGTTTTTAGGGCATAGCTGCCTGAACTGGGGTTGTTCATCACAAAATCTCCGCTGTCTAGATCTGACTGCGCATAATAGACCGCGCTGAATGCAGAATTGCGATGATGATGCGGTTCAGTGAAACTCATAGGATAGATCACATTAAACCAAAGATTGTGGACCTGAGGATCAGTATGCAACAGTCCCATTTCTTTGGCCAGGTCCACTGTGGCCGCCTGTACCCAATTTACCAGCTTCTGAGTCTCTGGAATATCTCCCTTTTGCAGATACGGAATTAGATCACTGCTGGTCCAACTGTTGCTCTTGGTAAAGGGATGGCCGGGCTCTCGCTTGGCCTGCAGTCCTGCTTCAAGACTCACAGTCTCAGGATTGACCTCATTGTGGGGTATGTCAGTGGCCCAGATTACCGTGGGCCACCATTCTTCTCTCTGCCAATCAGTCATTGCGATTGCCAAACAACTGTAACAGGCTTAGGAATATATTGATGAAGTTCAGATACAGGCTCAGTGCGCCCCAGACTTCCATCTTACCATCGTTTTCATAGCTGACCATTTCACGTAGTCGCTGTGTGTCGTAGGCCGTGAGCCCTAGGAAGATAACGATAGCGATCGCTGAAATCACCATCTGCATCACAGAGCTGCCAATAAAGATGTTGATGATCGAAGCTATGACGATAGCGATCAATCCCACGAACAGGAACTGTCCCATACTGGTCAGATCTCTGCGGGTAAAGTAACCATAGAAACTCATCACGGCAAACAACACCGCAGCACTCATAAACGCAGATACTATACTGCCCATGGTAAACACTACGAATATCGCAGCAAAGCTCAGACCCATCACAGCGGCAAAACCGTGTAGGAATAGCTGTAGAGCACTGCGGTTCATACGATCATAGGCCAAGCTGCCAGCTAGAATAGCCACCAGGGGCAGGAACATCACTACCCATTTCATAGCGCCTGTGAAGAAAAACGCCATCAGCGCAGGCGAAGCACTGACCGCAAAGCTGACGATCATACTGGTTAAGACAGCCAAGGCCATATGGCCATAGACCCTGCCCATGGCGGAATTGATGTCGCCGGCGGATCTTGATATACCTGTGTGTAGAACTGTGTCGTACATTTTGGACTCCTTGTAGTTGATTGTATAACAATTATACAGTATAATATTTAATCAGTCAAGGACTGATCCAGGTAAAAACCAGGTTTTTTACCAGAATCTATAAATACGCATATAATAGGAAACAAAATGCTACACATCATCGAAGATCTCAGAGACGACCTGCTGGCACTGATCAAAGACGACCCAGTGCGTCCAGAACTGTCCCCAGAATTCCGTGTCAATGACAATTCCAGGATTTTCGTGTTGAAAGATGATGAGGGTCGCAGTTTGGCCGTGACCTGTGTGAAGTTTCTCAATGGAATACCTTCGGGTGTGGAAGACCTAGCAGATCTAGCTGTGAACACCAATACCGCAGTGTTCTATACCATATGGAGTTATGCCCAGGGTGCGGGTCGTAGATTGATCACAGAAGCCAAACAGCACATCCAGGCCACACAGCCCGAAGTCAGTACCTATGTGACACTGAGTCCCAAAACAGAAATGGCTCGTAGATTCCATTTAAAGAATGGTGCGGAAGTCTACAGAGAAAATCCAGACACTGTGAACTATCTCTACAGATAGATCAACCACGCTGTGATGGCGTGTATTTTTCCGTGAAACCCAGCCAAGAATCACCAGTGCGATCAGTGAGAGCCTGCGCCAATTGATCTGCTCGGCTCTGTGCCAGCTTACGCTGATGTAGCCCAAATCTAGTGCCTGTGAGATCCTGGCTGACCACAGTTTCCCCTGTGACCGTGTTACGTGCTTTGGCTATGAGATATTGTTGCATCCAGTATTTATCATCCTAGTCAAACAGTGTGCGTACTATACGTGACTGTTCGGGATACTTGATCAGCCACAGATCCGCATACAGAGGATTTGAAAACAGCAGCCACCAATCTGTGGGTATGGCTGCATTGTACAGATCAGTGTGTGCATAGCTACGGGGCCAATAGTGTACAGAATCACGCCACGATATCAACAACTGCCGTTGACAGATCTGAAACTGTTCTAGGTACACGATCAACATACAGTTATTTACAAAAAGCTGTAAATATGTGTGAGGGCAAATTTTCTAGGCGCAGCCCGCGCGATTTTTTTTATAGCGCGAAGCGCAAGCGGTAAGCGGTTTTTAGGAGCGAAAAACAGTGGATCCAGTGACCCTGTTTGCCTTGGCCAACGGTGCTGTAAAGTTAGTCAAAGAAGGCTGTAAACTATACAAAGATATCAAGGGTGCTGCAGGCGACGTCAAAGACGTGCTGCGAGATCTGGATGATCAATTCCATAACAAATTTCGAGATCGACAGCCCACAGTCGCTGAACGTAATCAATACGTAGAAGAAAAGAATCGCATAATAAACCTAAACAAGCAGAGTGTAGATACCACTAATATCTACAGTGAGATAGGCAATCACTTGGGCACTTACTACGACAACTACTATAAGTGTATGGCCATATTCGAAGAAGAAGAGCGTAGATCAAAGACTGAAGTCTACACTGGCGAAGAAAGCCTAGGACGTAGAGCACTACAGCGTGTGCTGATGCGTAAACAACTGGAACAAATGGGCAAAGAAATACGTGAAATAATGGTCTATAATTCACCTCCAGAATTGGGCGCACTGTGGACTGAAGTTGAAGAAATGATGCAGCAGGTGGGCAAAGAGCAGAAAACAGCCATAGCAGAGCATATGCAGAGATCTAGAACTGCGGCACTGCGGCGCAGTCGCAGACTACAGAAAATACGCACAACTGTGGCCACTGTAGTGGGATGGCTGATATTGGTGATCTATCTAGTGTGGATGATCTGGGCAGTGGTACAGATAAGGATAGAAAGAGAACCTGATCTGGGAGTGTGTCTACTGCCCAAAGGATCGTGGCTGTATGAGCAATACAATAATCTGCGATGGGTGGACTGTGAGCCCAGAGGCGGCGTATAAGCGAGCAGTTTTTATATGGCTCCTCGCAGTATGCTCATAGTGATCTCAGCGTCCGCAATCCTATATACATTGTAGCACTCTCTTCGAATGGGCTTTTGACGGGGTCGGCCTCTACGACCACCTGCAGAGCTGTTCAGTGGCTGTAACTGTAGGAAATTACTGGAGTCGTAGAGTTTAATCACACGAGCTAGAATGATCCTATTGTGTTCAGTGACTAGGCAGTGATCTCCGGCGGAGAGAGCAGCGCCTGCGATGTCTCGATGTTGTAATATGTAGTTCATAGTAGGTATTGTTGCTTGGTGTAGAAAAAGGGTATACAGGGATAAAAAAATTGGTCGCGCAAAAAATTAGGGTGGAGTACTTTTCTTTTCAGGGTGGTGATTTGCTACCACTACTACTATAGTACTACAGTACACACACTATAGCCGGCCACCCCCCACCATCAGCACCGGTCGGTCATCATCGCGGTCCTCTGTTCAGGTCTCAGGTGACCACCGCAGAGTCTCTGTGCTGCTGAATCCCAATGAGGGATCTGTTGGAACATGCTCTGACCTCGAGGTGGGTCCCAGGGTGTCTGGTCAGGCCGCCACCCTGCGCAGCCCTGCAGCAGTAGGCTAATAACTGCTAAGGATATCGCGAGCAGTCTCACAGTCTGCCTCCGTCAGTGTCTGTTGATCTATATACTCGTAGGCCAGCATCATGATCATAGCTGTACAGATCTGCTGCTGTGCTGTGTTGGGCAGGCTGTCGCGGAACTGTAGGCACTGCTCCATGGTATCGAACTGCCACAGTGTGTCTAGGATCATCTTCTGGAAAGGACTGCGCACTTCTATCTGTATATCAGCCACGGTCATTCTCCTGCTGCATCATCAGTGTTGCACACCACAGGATGCCCAGGCCTGTGACGCTGACTGCCAGGGCCTGCAACAGCTCTGTGTCAGTGATACTGTTCTCTACGCCGCCTACGCCAAACATAGTAGTGATCAAGCCAGTTAAGAATAAGAACATTACTCGAGTCATTTACTGCTCCTGTGTTGTTAGTGTATGTGTGTAGTATACTGCCAAAAGCCCAAAGTGTCAACCAAATTACACCCAGCTCTCCACCATCAACACAGGCTTTTTAGTTGCTCTTTTAGCAAAGCTTTCTGGGTCATCATCTGAGCGCACCAACATATGGCCCAGGCTCTCTACTAGATCCACGCTCTTGACCTCTAGGTCTACGCCAGCGGCTTCTAAGGCCAGATTGATCTTGGTCAGAGCGTAGTGTACGCCTGCGTCGAAGGCCTGGTACTCTGAGTCTGAGACCTCTTCAAAGTCGAACTCTCGCTCCATGACATTGACATACTCTTGACTGTCTGCTACGATGAACCGGCCGATCTTCTTCCACTGCTTTTGGTCCTCACAGTCAAAGTGATCACAGGCTTCATTGAGGTCAAATCTGTGGAAGTTGTCATAATCTACTTTAGCCATTTTCTGCTCCTTTTGTGTTAGTGTGTGTACTATAGCATAGCACACACACCCTGTCAACCAATTTAATCCACGTAATAACCTACACTGTCTGTAAGTGTACGCAGTGCAGTGTCTATCTCAGCTGCCCAGCCCATTTCTTCTTCAAAGTTTTCTGCAAAAGTTTGCCCATCGCAAGTTGCTTGTTCTAGCAAATCTTGCACTTCTGCTAGTTTAGCAAATAGCTGTTGTTTAGTTGCTGTTTGCATTGCGTCGCTCCCTGTTGTTGTTTAAGTGTGTGTATAATAGCACCACCCGTCCACGCTGTCAACCAAAATGACGGATTAACCCTGTGACGCATAGGGTTATTGCCACTGCATTGATAGTCATCTGCGGATAGTTCTTTACACGCACAGTCCAAGCGAAGAAGCTGGCTGCACCCAGCAGTCCAAACAACTGGATGAATACGAAGTGCTGGGGAAACAGATTCATCACTGCATACATCAGCAGTACGAACACTGTGCCCGTCCATTGGATTATTTCATTTGCTTTGTTCATGATCTTATTATATGATCATGCAGCCAAACTGTCAACCGATTTAGGTGTTGTTTTTCTGCAACAGATCTGCGCCGTCTTCCTGTGCTATAATCACCCTGCAGGGAGTGAGGTTCTCTGTGAGCCTCGCGATCAGTGCTTCTCGATCCGGACCTTGACCTAGGAACTGATCAGTGTCTTTGCGAAAGGCCAGGATGGTTCCCGAATGCTGCTCTAGCTTGACTTCTACGATGTCTAGTTGGGGTTCTTCTGTGAGGCTCTGATGCAGTCGCTGTTTGAGTCGCGCTAGGTCTTGATCATTGAACTGCATGACTTCGAGGAAGTCCCGCATGATCCTACGATGGAAACGATCTGTGACCCAGATTCCTACAGCGATACCAACCGCCAAGGCCAAGAAGATTTCAGTCATGTCAGTTCCTACGGGGTGATTGCAGAGCGGCTGCTTCCTTACGCAGTTGTCCCGCTCTACGATACATGTCATCAGCGGCACGAGCCATAGCTTCTGATTTGGCCTGACTGAGCTTTGATCCGCCGAACTCTCGCTCGATGTAGTATTCTACTAACCTATTGCGGATCATTGTAGGGAGATCAAAGCCAGTGTCTTC